TCTGGTGGTCGCCACTGCTTAGGGCGCTCCGCCATTTCACGAACTTCGGTATCACGGTTGTTTCTTTTTTCAGTCATTTCAATCTCCTAGTTTTAAAACTTCTTTAACGTATTGCTCTGGGGTGATGCCAAGCTTCTTTGCCAACGCAACTTGCGAGGTTGTAAGCGTGACTTTTTTCGCATTCGTACTGCGAGTCGCAGGTGCAACTACCGTTTTTGGCTTTGCCTTGGGAGTTTCTTTGACTGGTACTTCTTCTTCCGCCTCAAAATTTTCGGGGAAGCGTTTGCGAATCGTACGGTCGAGGGTCGCATAATATTCATCAGAACCAACATGGACACCGTTACGCTTTAGTTTTTCGTGTAAACCAAGCGCTGCGGCTGTCATTTCCTCGTCTTGTCCGAACCAAGGATTTGATTCTTGCCATTTCTGTGCCCGACTATCGGGTTTTGGAACTGGCTGATGTTGTATTTGTACATCATTTTCCTCGTTTTGTAAAGGGGGCATCTTAAAATTGTTTACACGATCCATTTTGTAGACCGCTTCACTCATTCTTTGTTGCGCCTCAATAATTCTGTCTGTATCGCCAGACTCATAGGCTTCACGGTACTCCCGCTTGGCTTTATCTAGCTCTAATTCAACAGAATTCTTTACAGCAGCTACGTACTCTTTCTCACCAGAAGACAACAAAGACTTGATTTTCTTGTTTTCTTCCAATAAACGCTGCGTTGCAGCAATAGCTTCTTGCTGTTCCCGCAAAGCTTGCTCTTTTGCCCTGCGTTCATCGTGCCAAACCTTCTTATACTGCTTTAAACGCTCTTGAACACCCTCGTCATACTGAGAAAGTTCATCGTTTTCAAGGTCTTTTACGACATCTTCAGGTAAATTTCTGCGTCTACGGTCTTCTTTTGGGACATCATTTTCAATTTCTATCTCAAAATCAGCGTCTTTTGCTTCAATTTCTAGCTTTGTTGCGGGTAAATCTTGATCTAATTCCTGTTTTGATTCAATCTCATCAGGAAATTGGTAGGCTTCTGCCATTTTTTTCTCCTTTATGAACGTTTAATGCCACGTGGATCATCCACAACAGCTTCAACGGTGTCATCGTTAATCATGCGGAATTCACGACCATGAATGTTTAAACGGCTTCCTGAATTGGGGCGAACCACAATAAAATCACCGACCTTACACCACGGACCTGAAGGGAATCGTGCAGGATCTTTGTAGCAGTCTGGACCCAACGCAACTACAAATAGAACTGTTGCCAGTTTTTCTTCAAAGTTAATGGTCGATTCTGCCTTTAAGAGTCCGCTTTCGTACGCATCATCAATATCAGGTATTGCACAAAGGATCCGATAGCCTGACGGCTTCGGGAGTTGACTTGCTTTTTCTTCTGTTGACTTATCCATTAGCGCTGATAGATCGACCGCCTGAGATAAATCGATTGTTTCACTCATCCGAGTTCTCCAAATTGTATTTAAGGTCTGTTAGTTCTCTACGTGCGGTAAGAAGACCTTTAATCTCCCCACACATAACTAGGTAATTGTTGTATTCGTGCACCACACCATTACCTAATTCGCCTTGCACAATTGATATACGTTCATCAACTTTGCTAATCGCCACCTCTAGTTCCGTCATTTATTCCCCTTGTTTAAACGGTTTTGCATTTCAGTTAATGCGTGTTGGTGTGCCGACTGCAAACCTTGCGCATATAGCTGTTTATCTTGTTGCTGTTTGTCGTGTTCTTTTTGGGAGATATGCTTAACCAAATCAACCCCAACTTGCATCTTCTGTTTGTTTTCTTGAGTTTGCAAATTAGCTTGAGTCTTAGCCGCCTCTAGTACAGACTGGGCTTGAATACGGCTCTTTTCAATTTGTTGTTGGCTGGCTTTTAATTGAGCGTCCATCATATCTTTTTGCTTCTTGCGCTCAAGGTCAGCCTGTTTAAGCTGCAATTCTTGTTGCTGCATCTGAACCAAAGGATCTTGGGCTTGCTGCTGAGCTTGTTGCTGTGCCGCCTGTTGTTGATTGGACTGCAACAAACGTTGTGCGGCTTGAGCCAATAGCGGAGCCAAACGAGCTTCCACTTCTGGATCCATACCCACGTCATCACCCATCTCATCAGATTTAGGCGGCAAAGACATACCCAATTGTTTCTCAATCTCAACTCGATAAGCAAAACCTAAATGCTCATTAATATGTGCTTGCATAGCGGCTTGTAGGGTCTGGGCTTGTGGGCTTTGACCCAATACTTGCAGGATCTTAGGATCTTGCATTGCGGTCATATGCACTTGAATATGCGCTTGGTGATCTTGATATTCAAAAGCTTTAACAGGTTTGTTCATCAGGATATTCTGATTCTCTGATACTGGATCAGTAGGCTTGATGTCGTCAGCCATTGGCACTAGCTTGTCTGCGTCTTTAATACCCATGATTTCCACCATCTGGCGGTTCATCAGTTGCATATTAAAAAATTGCGGATTAGCTTGCGCTAACTGCATTACCGCCTGATATTGCACAATCTTTTGCGCCATCGTAGAGGCGTTAGGATCTGATACAGGGATAATATCTACAGAGTCATAGTCAGACTTCTTAGCGTGGCGGTTGCCGTGCTCTGGGTCAAAGTCATAATCTTCTGGGGTATCTTCTGCAATAATCTCTTTGAGCAGCTTTAATTCTTGTTTCAAAGCAAAGTGAATACGGGCTTGAACCGCACTCATCACCTTAAGGGTACGCTCTAAGATAGCAAAAGTTGTACCAACTGGAGCCGCAGCAGACATATCAGACACAGAAAGATCTGCGGTATTAGCAAATCTACGTGCCTCTTCAATGATGCCGTTGAGCAAAGTCAATAGGGTTTGGCTTGGCTCCTTGTATGGGAGCGGCATGATGTTGTCTTTCATTGCCCCACTAGGTACGTCAACGTCCCTAAACTCGCCCGGTGCAATCGGAGTGTCGTCTCCTTTTACTCGCAGCCCACGGGTCTTAAAGCCACCCGGCAAATTTGCGAGTGACCCTGCATCAACCAACTGCCTAACGATGGAAGTGCCACTTTTAGCATAAGCACCGATGAGATGAATAAGACCAAAGTGATAGAAGCCAAAGCCGGGAATATAGCCGTAATGAATAAAGTGAGCACGTTTTTGATAGGTTTCATCTTCTTCTTTCCAGTTTCTTCGGATTGCTAGGATGGTGTTTGTGCCTTTTTCAATCGTGACTACGTAAGGCAAAGCAATACCTGTGTGGTTGCCGTCTTCATCTTTGTGCTCGTAACCTTCTAAATCAAGGTTAACGTGCATTTCTAAAAGCTTATAGCGGTCGTCTGATGTAGCTCTAAAGCCCAGTTTCTCGGCAATTTTCTTTTCTACTTCATCTAAAGCGTTTACAGGATCGCCAATATCAATGTCTCGGTAGAATCCCGCCACTTGTAGTTTGCGCAGTTCATTTTCGGTCTTGCGCATAACGTGCGTGACACGGTCGGCAGACTCTAGATTGGCTGCGCCATAAGGCACTACTACGTCTTCTGCTGGCACAAAGAGCGCCATAGGACGGTTAAAGCTTGGATCAAAGTAAACTTTCTTAAATGCATTACCAGCCAAACCTAATCCCCAAATTGTGCGCTCCATCTCAGGGCGGTACTCAGGCATACGGTCTGTTAAACGGTGGTTCATATCCACCTCAACACGATTAGCCGCTTCTACTTTATCTTTGGTTTCTTTGCCAATAATTTTGGTGCGGCAAGGACCTTGAGCGGGAAACAGACTCATAATGGTCTCTGATTGGAACTTCACCAACGCTTCTGCTAGGATAGGGTGGTAGATACCACAAGCGCCTTCCCAAGGCTCGCTACGCTCTTCAATTTTTAAACCTAGCAGTTCTAAACCGTCTACATAGGTTTGTAGCCAATCTTTGCGGCTTGCTACGTCTGTATCATAGTCAGCCACTAATTCACTAGCCAACATCGATAGGTACTGGTCGCCCAGTTCTTCGGCAAGGTTTTCACCAAAATCTACTTCGCCAGCTTCTATGTCAATCTCTAGATCACCCGCACTAATGTGAATTGCATCAGGGTTTTCAATTTCAATTTCAATTGGCTGCTCTTCTTCCGCCAATGATTCGATGCCTTGTGGGGCTTGGTATAGCGCTTTATCAATTGCCATAATATTCCTTAGTAGTAACCCTTATGTCGGTTTGATCTAAATTCTTTTACTTCATCTGGTTCATCGCTGTTTAAACGGATAAATCCTCCCTGACGGAACCTCAGTAATGCTTGGGACGTTGAGTCAACCAAGTCATCGTTATTTCCGTTTGGAAAGGCTGCACATTCTTCTACGACTTCTTCCGCCCATCGAGCTTCTGGACACCATACATAACCAGAGGCAAAAATATCCGATATAGCGTTTACACGGGCTATTTTATCATTACCCTTGCTTGGTGTATACTCCGACACCGGGATACCCATTGCCCGCATCTCATAGATTAGGGGCGCACCAGCCGCTTTTTTCTCCACAATCAAGGTGTCAGGGTTCCAATGCTTATAGTATTCAAACGCTTTAGCCTTGAGTTCTGGGAACTCCATGCGGGCTTTAAACGCATCTAAGAGAATAATGTTGGGTACTTCAAAGCCATCCGCATTGGTTTTGTAGAAAATGCCCCACGTAGTGACAGCGGAATAGTCTGCACGATTGTTCTTTTCAAAAGCAGTGTCCCAACTTTGGATGATATAGTCACAGTAAGGTGCGACTTCCGAGTCCCAGATTTTCCAATACTCTCTCTTAATAATTGCGCCTTCCTCAGATGTTGGATTCTGCTGATACTGGGCTTCCCACTTGCTGACAGGAATTTCAGCCTTGATTGCCTCAAGTTCCTTTTGATTCCAGAATTCGGGCCATAACGGTTTACCAGACGGAAGAAGTGCAGGGAATTCGATAACTTTCCATTCATCATTGTCTCTCTTTGCAGCATTATCAATAATTTGACCAGTAAGATCCCGCTTAGACCAGCGGGTCATTACCACAATAATTGCGCCTCCTGGTTGCAGACGTTGACGTGGTCCTGAGCCATACCACTCGTAGACCCTGTCATAGACTTCGGGATTACCTTGCATAGCCTCTTGCTCTGAATGTGGGTCGTCAATAATTAATACGTCCGCACCTTTACCCGTTACGGCACCGCCCACACCAATCGCAAAGTAATCACCGCCTTTGTCTGTATTCCAGCGTCCTGCCGCCTTGCTGTCGGAGGATAGCTTGGTAGGAAAGATAGATTGATAGTCTTCTGTAGCTACTAGGTTACGCACCTTACGACCAAAACCAACCGCCAGTTCAGCAGTGTGGGCTGTTTGGATAATCTTCTTATGCGGGTATTTACCTAGGAACCAAGCCGGGAACAGATAGGAAGCAAACTCTGACTTAGTGTGGCGGGGAGGCATATTAATGATTAGCCTCTTTAATGTACCATTAGCTACTTGTTCAAAGGCTTCTGCCATACGTGCATGATGATCGCCCGGTATAAACGCAGTCCACATTTGCCGTACAAAAGGCAAAAAGTTTTCCTTGCACCTCTCAATCTTATCCGCCTTGAGTAATGCATGAATCTTGGGTACTTGAGGATCTCCCGGCTTTGCCGTTTCGAGGTACTTAATGTACTTCTCGATTTCATCCTTAGTTAATAGACTCAAAGAGAAACCATTTTTTGAATAGTGTTATCCACAGGCTGTACTGAACGCACCATATAAGGCTTCATCTTTAACAGTCCTTGCTCTCTTAAGCTATGCACAAGTCTATGGATATTTGACTTGCTAGACATACCTAATCCTTTAGCAATGTCTGTATAGCTAGGGGAAAACCCTTTAACCTTAATAAAGTCTTTAATAAAGTTTAATACGTCTAGTTGTCGCTCAGTCATACGATTTGTCCAAAAATTAATAAAAACACAATAACGGCTAACAATATCCAAAGTTGTTTTTCATACATATATATACCCCCGGGGTAACAAAATAGAAACGTTCTAGGGGGTACTTTGCCATAACGTTTAAACTCTGTCAAGCGTTTAAATCGTGAGGGGGTGGTTCCACGTGAAACACAGAACGTTCTGATTACTAAATATGTATAATTGTTGGTGTGGATCATAGTGTATAGTCCAATGCAGACCCTCCCGTCAAAAAGGGGGTATGGGGGTAGCGTGGGTTACGCATGGCGCAAATCGACAAGGGGTGGCAGAGAACGATCATCATTAGTGCTTAGACGTTGCCTTGTTGAGCAGTTCTAAATGCGAAGACAGTTCGTTCTTGAGTTGTTCTGCATTGATCTCTTCGACCTTGCTCTCTACTTTGTCCACGAACATTCCAACGGCTTTGCCCATCAGTTCGAGTGAGCGAACCCTGACGCTGATAGGAATGCCTACATCATCTGAGTGTTTAAACAATTGGCTCATGACGTGTCTGCGTGTCGCTATGGCATCGTTGATCACCATATCTTCTTTGGCTCTCAAGATCGGCTCTAGGATCCTGATGATCCTTGCATCCCTCATAAGCTTGTTCGCATTGGTAACGATGCTCGACTCTTGATAACGTGAGCAGTCATAAGACTTCTTATAAGCATCAACTGCACTATCGCCCTGTGCGATGTAACTGGTAAACAATCTCATCTTGGCGGTGATTCTGTTATGTGTAGTCTCATCCTGATCGTCTGTCTCAGCATTAGGATCTACGTTGACTCCGAATGGCAATCCATTCTGTTTTACCTTTATCTCTATAGCATCAATAGCAGACCGCCTGTCTTCGACAGATTGCCCCGCTTTGTAAATGCTAGTGTCGACATCGTTTTGAATGCTTGTTTCTGACTTTGCTAAATCAGGCTTGTTTTTTGTACTCATAAATACCGCTTTCTGAATTTTGGTTACTCGGAATAAAACGACACCATGCTGACACCAGTACGTCATCGTGTAAATAAAGTTCGTGATTAGTTCGTGATCTACCTTGTTTAAACCATCCGCACGTTTTACTAGCTCACTACATGAGCCTGTGCTATCTGCTCCCGCTTTTAAAAATTACCCATGCAAGAATCATGCCATACTGTATAAATATACATACGGTTTAAACCGATTTTAAGCCCCTTTTTAGCCGTTTTCTCGTGTTTGCATCACTTTGCATTACCGTGCTATCGTTTTGGTCACCATGACGTTTTTCACTATTTTGGTGCAGAAAAATGGTTATATAAAAACCCCAAATCATTACTTTTAGTTATGCCTGACTTTTTGGGTTTTAGATCGTCTTTACTCTATATAGCTATGTCTAAAACCTGAGTAATCTGTGTGGTTATTAAACGAAATACTATTTGCATCCGTTTAAACAATTGCATTACAATGGAGACTCGCAGTTGCATCACCGCTACGGAATCAGCGGAATAAAAAAAGGAAACCACCCGATCGGGAAACTAGGCGCTCAGTACCGTTGCGCATACCGAGTAGCAAGGGCAGACCGCTTTGACCCACACGTTGACTGGTGTGGCGAGTGCGAAGTTAGAGAGCGATCTCTAGTTCTTTTATAGATCTAATCTCATTAAGCTTTTACTAAACACCCACCTATCCTATCGGGGTTTGACTAAAGCTTAAGAGGATGCGATCTAGCATCTTTTAATGGAGGCTTTATGCGTGAATTAATTAATCTTGCAGTAGCAGTACTTATCGCCATCGTCCTAGGCAATATCGCCTTTGGCTTGGTTAATCACTTTCTCATTTATTAATCGGAGGCTATCTTGAATAGAGAAAATTGGCTTAACAATGCAGTAACTGAATTGCGCCCTGTGTTCGACACACTAGGCTATCCGTTGCCTGAGAAGATCAAGGTGACTTGCGGTTTCCCATCCCGCCATGCCCGCAGTTTAAACAGGGCAATTGGTGAGCATTGGTCTGACAAGGCTAGTGTCGGTGCGAACCATGAGATCTTGATCTCGCCTGTGGTGGATGATGCGGTCGAGGTATTCGCCATCCTTTGCCATGAGTTGGCTCACTCTGCTAGTGATGGCGATGGGCATCGTGGTCGCTTTCCCGCTATCGTCAAGGGTTTACTGTTGGAGGGTAAACCTACCAGTACGGTGGCTGGTAAGGCTTTCAAGGATCAGTACTCTGATCTCATCGATGGCTTGGGCGCTTATCCCCATGAGAAGTTGAACGTGACTGCCAACCGCAAGGTGCAGTCGACTCGAATGCTCAAGGCGGTGTGCGGTTGTGGCTATGTCATTCGCTTGACTAAGACGTGGGCTGATCAGGGGTTGCCTACTTGTGTGTGTGGTGGTGGTTTTACTTTAGCTAAATAACTTTTTTGGAGGCTTTGCAGTTATGAATATCGACAATATCAAGGCAGTACTTCAGTTCGTATCAGAGGGTCGGCTGAACGCAGTAATCAACAAGTATGGCGATGGTGTGCCATGCGCCACCAAGAAAGAGGCTATCGAAAAGGTGGCTGACTTGGTGTTTAACCGCAAGGTCGAGATGTCTGAAGTTAAGACTATCGATCCATCAGCGGTGTCTGCTCCCACTCCAGTAATCGGTGGCTCATCGGATCTCAATCAGATCAAGGCTAGTATCAAGACCATCAATGATGACTTGGCTAACGTGGCTAAGGTTGCCATGAATGCGGTGAGCGAGGCTCGTGATATCGACAATCGCATCGTGGCTTTGCATGATGAGTTCTCTAGCAAGCTTGGTGCGGTGTCGGTTGACGAGACTAGTGTTCGTAACGAGGTAGCTAAGGTGTTCGCATCATTCAAGAAAGCTACCCCAGTCGAAGAGTTGGCTGAGATTGCATCCGCTCTGCCTGTCTTATCCCGCAAGAAAGCTTGCGAAGTGTTCGATGGTGACTTGTTTTATGACGTTGACGGTGAGCGTGTTGATTTCAGCAATCTTGAGGTTGACGTGTGGGACGATGTCCATGCACCTAAGCGTGTAAACGACTATGTGTTTCAGCCTCGTCACTTGCACTTTGCCTTGGTCGCACTTGCTAACAAATTGCCACACAATATGTGGCTTGGCGGTGAGCGTGGTACTGGTAAGACCGAGTTCGTAACTCAGTTGGCATCCCGCCTTGGTCGCAGATTATTCCGCATCAACTTCGATGAGGCTATCGAACGTGCTGAGTTCATCGGTGGCAATACGATTGAGTCAGGCAACGTGGTTTGGAAAGAGGGCATCGTGACTCAGGCGATCCAGTACACAGGCGCATTGGTACTGTTCGATGAGATCGGTTTCGCTAGAGCGCAGAATCTTGCAGTACTGCACTCTGTATGTGAGCGTAGCCCACATCGTTCAATCACTATCGCTGAGACAGGCAGACGCATCCCTGTTGCTGATCACATTGCTTTCTTCGTGGCTGACAATTCACTTGGTTACGGTGATGCATCAGGTAATTTTGCTGGTGTGCGGGACATGAATACTGCATTCATTGATCGCTTTAGCTATACCCTCAAGTTCAATTATTTGAGCGCTGACGATGAGACCAACCTGATCACTAAGCGTACTGGCATCAATCGTGACGTTGCTAAGATGCTGGTTAAGTTCGCTAACTCTGCTAGAGAAAAGGCTCAAGCGGGTGTGCTGACTCAGCCTCCATCGATCCGTCAATTGTTTGCTTGGGCAGATGCAGTGCGTGATGGTTTGCCAGTTGGTCTTGCATTTGAGAATGCAATCATCAATAAATTCCCCGCAGACTGCGAGTCAGAATTGCGTGGTGTCTATACTGCGATGATTGATGCAGTTAAATTGAAGTCTTACTTAACCAAGTAACGGAGGGCTTATGCTCGGCATGAATGTTAAACGTGGTGTGACCGCCACTTGTGAGCGGGTGTTTCAAGCGAGTGGCAATCGTTTTGAAAACCTCAAGGTCTTATGGGGTGGCAGTACTGCCTGTATCAATTACACCAAGGGTGTGGGCGGTGTCAGCGCCACCATCGTGTTGCCCAACATTGACGAGGCTAAGATGATCCCTCAGTTTCAGTTCAATAACACGATTGGCTTTGTACTGCATGAGTTGGGTCATGCATGGTTCACTACCTCAAAACCTTGGGACGATGCAGTCAAGGAACACAGGGATGGTAAGTACATCGGCACGTTGATCAACGGTCTCGAAGATCCTCGCATCGAGCAATGCGTAATCGACTCAGGCTATGCGCCTAATTCATTACCCTTGTTTAATGCGCTGATCAATTCGATGCTGGATAAGAATGGTTATCCAACAGAGTTGACCAAGCAATCGTTGCCATTCGTACTGTGCGTAGCTGGTCGCAGTTTAAACGGCTATAGCATCAACGTGCCTGACCTGATCTCAACATCGATCTATGCCGACAATATCAATCGTGCATTGCAGTTGGCTAAGAATGCTAGGTCGACTCGTGAGATCGTAACCATCGCTGAGAATTTATACGATGAGTTATTACCAGTTGCCGAAGAGGGCGAGGACGAGGGTAGCGAGGGTGGTAGCAAGGATGAGCCTCCCAAGGGCGCTGACGATGAGGGTGAGGGTAACCCATCAGACGATGCGAACGAGGGCGATAGCGAACCATCTGACAAGGATAGCAAGGGTTCTGATGGCAAAGAACAGTCATCAAAAGAAAAGCCTGAGCCTTTGAAAGACGATGGCAAAGCGCCTCTTGAAGTTGAGCCTAATGATTTTATTAAGCGCTCGTTGCGTGAATTCGACTGTCGTGCTGATCGCAGATATGGCGGTCGACCAGCAGTCAAATCAGTTGAAGTTATTAACATTGATGATTGGAGTTAATCGTGGGTAAATTAAAAGATATTGGTTTAGACAAGGCTGAGGGCATCGCTCGG